CCGCGAGGCCCGCGCCCGCCTCAAGCACATGCCCATGTCGTGGGATATCCCACGCATCGCCGAGGATCTGGGCGCCTTGCAGAATATGGAAAAGCTCGAGGAGCACTACCGGCAGGTCTTTTGGGAGGAAGCGAAGCGATGAGCGCTGGTAAAGGCGACAGCCCCCGTCCGGTCAACGGCGACCGCTACCGGGCCAACTACGAGCGCATCTTCACGCCGCCCTACCCTGCGTGGATCTGCCGCCCCTGCGGCGAAGCCCACGGCCGCGGCATGCCCAAGGGCCACGTCTCGACCTGGCACGAGGACACCTGCGGCGTGTGCGGCAAGGTCACCTCCGTCAGCGAACCCCGCGATTTCGGCCACCTAAAAAAATGGCCCATCCTCCCAAAAAACCCTTGACCCTCATGCCTACATTTGCCAACATATGCCAACAGATCACGCCACGACAGAAAGCCGTAAAACGTCATGGCCACTGAGCACCAACCGCCACCACCGCCCGAACACCACATCACACCATGGCTCGAAGAATCATTTCGCTTAGTCGATGCAGCCTGCGACCGCTGGGAACGTCGCCGCGCACAGCTTGCCCGCAGGAAGGAAGAAAATGAACGCGCTCATTCTGACCTACCTCGCGCTGATCGTTCTGACATTCATTGTCATAGTCGTGCTGGAAAACAATGACGACGGAGGCGCCGCCTAAAATGAAACGCACCGTCCCACAAAGCCCCGCCACCGAGCGCACCGTCCTCGGCTCGCTCATGGCCGACCCGAAACTTTGCGACGAAGTCTCCGGCATCCACGCCGACCTTTTCTACACGCCCGCGCATCGCCTCATCTACGAGACCATCGCCGAAGTCCGCGGTGAAGGCGGCACGCCCAACGTCATCGCCGTCACCCAACGCATCGACGCGCAGCACAAGCTCAACTTTGTAGGCGGCGCCGGTGCCCTCACCGAGATGCTTGGCGACTACGCCGGAGGCAGCGCCGCGGTCGAATATCACGCCCAAACCCTCCGCGACCTCCACGCCCGCCGCCGCATCATCGACGCCTCGGTCGCCATGCAAGCCGCCGCCCAAGACATGGCCGCAGACGCCGACAGCGTCTTGCAGCAAGCCGGCGAAAGCGTCCTTAGCCTCTCCCTCACCACCGCCACCGACAGCATGCGCGCCCCGAGCGCCATCGTGCCCGGTCTCCTCGAAGAGCTGGAGAGCCTCATGGCCGGCGGCAAGAAGCTCGGCCTGCAAACCGGCATCCGTGATCTGGACCAAGTCACCGGCGGACTCCGCGGAGGCCAGCTCACCATCATCGCCGGCCGCCCTGCCATGGGTAAGTCCGCGCTGATGCTCAACATGGCCGACAATATGTCCCGCCGCGGCGTCCCGGTCGTCTACTTCAGCCTCGAAATGCCCGCGAACGAACTCGCCGCCCGCGTAGTCCTCGGCCGCGCCGAGACCAACACCGAGATCATTCGCAACGGCTTCCTCACCGCCAGCATCAAGCACCGCATCTTCGACGCCGCCACGCAATTTTCCACAGAACCCCTCTATGTGGACGATCGTGGCGGCCTCACCCTCTTGGACATCCGCGGCCGCGCCCGCCTCGCCGTCCGCCGCTGGGGTGTCAAATGCATCTTCGTAGACTACCTGCAGCTCGTCAGCCACTCCGGCGCCCAGTCGCGCGAAAACGAAGTCGGCTTCGTCTCCCGCGGGTTGAAAGCCATGAGCATGGAGTTGGGCATTCCAGTAGTCGCCGCCGCTCAGGTCAACCGCCAGGCCGAAAACCGCAGCGACAACCGCCCGAAACTTAGCGACCTCCGCGAGTCCGGCAGCATCGAGCAGGACAGCGACATCGTTTGCTTGATCCATCGCCCCGCGTATTACGCCGTGCAAGACGAGGAACCGGAAGTCCAAGACGCTGAGCTGATCGTCGCGAAGCACCGCGCCGGCCGCACCGGCACGCTCAACCTCACATGGCGTCCCTCGCTCACCCGCTTTGAAGGCACTGCTCCGGTCGGTCGCACCAGCGACAGCGACGGCTCCGTCTACGCACCGGCAAAACAACTTTGGGAGGCCATCAATGAATAGCCGTGCAAAAGGCGCCCGCGGAGAACGCATGTGGCGCGACGAGCTGCGCGAAGCCTTCGGCGACTCTGGGATCAGGCGCGGGCAGCAGTTCAGCGGACTTGGGGATTCGCCGGACGTTGTCTGCCCGTGCCTGCCCGACTTCCACTTTGAGGTGAAGTTCTGCCAGGTCGTGAAGATCCGCGATTGGATGGCCCAAGCCATCCGCGACGCCAAGGCCAAGCTCTTCCCGGTCGTCGCCCACAAGCGCAACGGCGAGGAGTGGTTCATCACGCTGCGCGCTTCCGACTTCCTCACGATCCTTCGCCGCTCCGATTTTCTAGTCCCAACACAAAACCAACAACCAACCAACGCATAATATGCCAAACAAAACCCTAACCACACCCGTGGGCATCGCCCGCTATCCTCACCTCAACCGTCCCGACACCAAGTTCGACGACGTGGGAGTGTTCAAAGTCAACCTCGAGCTAACCGCCGAGGAAGCCGAACCGTTCATCAAGCAAGCTGAGGAGCTTTTCTCCGCGTTCGTTGCCGAGAAGAAAGCCGAACTGAAGAAGGACAAGCTCAAGCTCCACGCCGCGCCGTGGGAAGACAACGACGGTCTCGTCCAGCTCAAGCTCAAGGTCAAAGCCGTGGGCAAAGACAAAGCCGGCGAGACCTACAGCCGCGCGCCGAAGCTCTTCAACGCCTCCGGCGACATCATCACCGATAATGTCGGCGGCGGCAGCAAGATCCAAGTCGCGGTCGTGCCTTACTGCTGGTACACGGGCACGCTCGGCGCCGGCATCACGCTGCAGCCCAAGGCTGTCATGGTGCATGACCTCGTCACTTGGGGCGATGGCGGCAGCGCCACCGCCTACGGCTTCGACGTTTCGGAAGCCAAGCCCGCCGCACGCAAGACCGGCACCGACGACGAAGAGATCACCTGGTAACCCCATGCCAGCCAAAAACACCACAGTCAAAAGGGGGGCGGCAAAACGCCGCTCCCCTAGCAAAGCCGCCAAGCCCGCCGAGCCGGATCGCTTCACCGAGGACGGACGCAAAATCGTACGCCTCGAGAAGACCCGCGCCCACCAGAAGTATCCGCTGAAAGACGGCACCGATGTTCCGGGCGCCAGCACCATCGCCAAGATCGGCGAGGACAGCAGTGGCCTCATCCATTGGGCGTGGAAGCTCGGCATGGATGGCCAAGACTACCGCAAGGTGCGCGACAAGGCCGCCGACATCGGCACCGTGGCGCATTTTATGATCGAGTGCTTCCTGCACAACCATGAACCCGACCTCTCCGAGTTCTCCCCGGCAGACGTTGAAAAAGCCACCATCGCCTACAACAACTTCCGCCGCTGGTGGGACAGCGAAGGCTTCACCGTCATCGAGCCGGAGGTGCAGCTCGTCTCCGAAGAGTTCCTCTTCGGCGGCACCATCGACGCCCCCGCGCGCGACCGCGACGGCAAGATTGTGCTGCTCGACTGGAAGACATCCAAAGCCATCGTCCCAGCGCACAAGATCCAGTTGGCCGGCTATGAGCAGCTCTGGAACGAGAACCGCCCGGACATGAAGGTCCAGCGCCGCGGCATCGTCCGCATCGGCAAAGAGTCACCGGATGACTTTGAGGTGTCCTGGATCTTCTCCGCGGAACCCCTGTGGGAAAACTTCAAGGCCCGCCTCGCGCTCCACTACGCCAACCTGCGCCTCAAGAAAGCCGCCTAATGCACATCGCCAAGTTCACACTCGATGCCGCGTCATCCGCCGTCTGCGGATCACGCAACGAGGACTACGGCTCGCCCGCGGATGACTTCGCAACGCAGGCCGAGATGTTCTCCAGCTACCTGTCGCGCACCAACGGCGCGCAGGTCTTAGTCACGGCATCCGACATCGCCGCGCTGATGATCTTGGTAAAGATCGCCCGCCAAGCGCACGCCGCCAAGCATGACAACTGGATCGATGTCGCCGGATACGCCGCCTGCGGTGCCGAGTGCGATGCCAGACAAGCCGACCCCGCCTAATGCCACCGCGCAGAACCATCGCAATCGTCCGCAAGAAGCTCGGCCGCGAAAAAGCGGACGGCATGACCATGGGCGACGGCAAAGTCTACATCGATCCCCGCCAGAGCGGCGCGGACGAGCTAGACACGGTTCTGCACGAGCTGCTGCATCACGTTTGCCCCGACATGAGCGAAGAAGCAGTCGCCGAGAAGTCCGCCACGATGGCGAGGTCGATGTGGAAGGATAAATGGAGGCGCGTCCACGAGTGACCGCCGCCGGCTTCATCCTCATCGGCCTCGCCGCAGGCATGCTTATCGGCGCCCTCGCCGCCTATGGCTTTATGTTTATCTGGGCGATCCGCTGTGGACGCGAGGAGGATGCGGAATGACCAGCGCAATCCTCATCGCTCTGGTCGGCTTCGCTTACTTCGCCGTAGCCATCGACCAAGCATTCATCCAGCACAACTTTTGGAACGGCATCGTGTGGTTTGGTTATGCCATCGCGCAAATCGGCCTTTGGCACGTCACCGTGCAGCCCTGACTTTATGGAGAAGTACAAAATTATGACGCCCGAAATCGAAGAGATCGACAAGACGATCGTGCTGCTGAAAAGCCAGCGGCAGAAACTTGTCGCCAAAGAGGCGAAGAAAAAGGCCGACGCCCTCTGCGCTGAAATGCGCAAGCGCAAAGCAGCAAAATGACTTTCCTGACGGCTCAAGCGGGTTCTTGCCGGCGTTCATGTGGTGTGACGCCGCGGACATACCGGGATGCCCAGCTCCAGCGAGCAAGACGACTGGGGCGCCGTCACACTTTTGGCAGGGTGCTGAAAGCGGCAGACATGACATCTGTGCGGCCAGGTTCAGCCCGATGTGGTATCGCCCAGCCCTGCCTCACTTTGTGAAATGATCTCTTGGCCACCGCAAAACTTCCGCGTCGAAGTAGACGGCATCGGCACCTGCCGAGTGCTGTACGTTGTCACACAGGGTGGCATGGAGAACGACTACGTCACCGTCTGCCGCGAAGACAACGGCCGGTGGCTAACCGCGCGCATCGACCAGCTCGCTGCTGCGGAGAATCCGACTTTGGACATTTTGGGCGCCGTGCCGGTTTAAACAACGGCTCTGGGGAGAGCTGGCGTCTGCGCAGACGCACCGGCCGGCGCCCGATCACATTTTAGGAGAGGAGCGCCGCGGAGTCGGCGCAGAGGAGTGAGTGAACGAACATCAGACACGGTTTAAGCCGTCGCCGCACCCTGTCATGCAGGTCGATCTCGACTTGCTCGAGAAACTGGGACCGGACGAAGGCTGGAAATATCTCAAAACACGCGAAGAGCTGATCGCCCGCGAGGCATCAGACCCGTTCCGCTATGGCTACATCCCGCCGGTGTGGAAACGCGCGTCCGAATTGCTGGAAAAGCACCGCGAGATCTTGGTGCTTGGAGGCAACCGCTCAGGAAAAACGGAGTGGGCCGCGAAAGAAGCGCTCAAAATCATGTATTCCAAGCCGGGAGCCGTTGCGTGGCTGTTCCAGACCACCGCGCCAAACAGCATTGAGCTAATGCAACCCCGCGTCTGGAAATATATGCCGCCGGAATGGCGTAATGCGCGCAAGGGCCAGGTCACGAACATCACCTACAGCGTCAAAGGCGGATTCACCGAGGCAAAATTCGTCGCACCAAACCAATCGATCTGCATTTTCCGAAATTACGCGCAAGATCCGTCCACGCTTGAGGGCGGCGAGATTGATTTCGCTTGGGCGGACGAGCTAGTCCCGCTTGATGTCCTTGAAACCCTGCGTTTCCGCCTCGTAGACCGCAACGGCAAGCTCGCCGTCACATTCACGCCTGTCGAAGGCTGGTCGCCGACCGTTGCTGACTACCTGAGCGGCGCCAAGACCATCACCGATACGGACGCCGAGCTGCTCCCGCTCAAAAACGACAAGGGCGAGATCTCCGGCTACGACAAAGTGCCCATCGAGCAGATCAATCCCAAGGGCCGCCCGATTCTCTACTTCCACACCCAAAGCAATCCCTGGGCCGGCTGGTCGCGGATGAAAAAGGAGCTGCAGAGCGAGACGAAAGAAAAAATCCTCTGCCGCGCTTACGGCGTCCCGACCAAAGCCATCAGCGGCCGGTTCCCCTTGTTCAATCCCAAGGTCCACGTCATCCGAGCCTCAGATGTCCCGCAAGGCACCCGCTACCACTGGGTCGATCCGGCGAGCGGCAAAAACTGGGCGATGATCTGGACCGTGCATGACACATCCGGCCGCATTGTTGTCTACCGCGAGTGGCCTGACCAAACGTCCTACATCGAGGGCGTGGGTTATGCCGGCGAGTGGGCGCTGCCGGACGGCAAGAAGCTCGACGGCAAGCCCGGACCCGCGCAGCAGGACTTCGGCTTCGGCCTCGAGCGCTACAAGGACGAGATTTTGCGCGTTGAAGGCGGCGAGGAAATCTTTGAGCGCTGGATGGATTCGCGCTACGGCAACGCCCGCACGCTCGGCAAGGAATCCCCAACGACCCTCATCGACGAGATGGCCGACCTCGGCATGCTCTTCACCGCGACACCGGGCGACAGCATCGATGAAGGCGTCAGCATGATCAATGACGCGCTGTCATACAACCCGGAGAAGCCGGTGGACGCGCGCAACCAGCCGAAGCTCTACATCAGCGAGAACTGCAAAAATGTCATCTACGCCCTACAAACTTACACTGCGGCTGACGGTAAAAAGGGAGCAACCAAGGACTTCATCGATTTGCTTCGTTACGTTTGCCTTTCCGATGCCATCAACGTCGAGGGCGACATCCTGCGATCAACCGGAGGAGGAAGTTACTGATGACCCAATCGCCGCCATCCCCGCCCAGCCGCCTGCGCCCCGGACGCCGCGGCAGTGACATCCCGCGCTGCGGCATCTGTGCCAAGCCGCTTCGTATCCAAGACATCCACGGCCACGACACCCACCTCGGCCCTGCCTGCCGAGAATGCGGCCCGCACCTGCAGAATGCCATCCATGCGCTGGAGATCATCGTAATGCGTCGCGGATGACGCCTTAACCCATACGAACGACTGCATTCGCCATTCGCAAACCCCGAACACAAACAGCTTAAAAATTATGCTATTCACGCAAAAAACCAAAACCATCCCCACCGACCTCTACACCGTCAGCGAAGACTTCGACCGCGAGGGCGCCCTCGCCTTCTCCCGCGACCAGGCGCCGCCCGCCTACCTCGCCGTCATGCTCGAGCTGCAGGACCGCATCGCTGACGCCAGCACGCTCGTTGCCACCATGGCCACCGCCAAAGAGCCTGGCTACCTCGCCCACGCCGCCGGCCAGCTCAACGCCCTGCAGGAACTGTGGGACACCCTCGAGCAGCGCCGCGCCGAAGCCTCGCGCTTGGAGTAGGTTTCGCGCCGTAGTTCAAGCGTGATTTGGTTCCCAGCCGCAAGTGTAAGCATTCCGCAACACTACACCGGCATAGTGTAGCGTGAAGCTGTCACAAACTGACAGTTTGTCGCAAACCGTATAACTCCGCGCGCAAGTGCATACGCTTTGTCACAAAAACACCGCACAAAAGGTGACAGAAAGTGCAATCACTTGTGCAGAACTATAGCCGATCCTATCCACTCCAGTATCGCACAACGATACTTCCCTGCTCTCTCTCAACCCTCATCTCTCAACCCTCAACTTTTTTGCTGGACATTTGTCCAGTAGTCGTTATACTGGTAGTATCAAAGTTGAGTCGTGCCCGCATGGCACACCGGTTTGATCGGACTGGCAGACGCTCTGCCTGGTTCCTACTTGAGAGGTAAAGCTCATG